TATTAGTATGGAAGTTAAGAAACGGTTCAAAGAGAATCCAGAACAGTTTAAAAGGTTTTACACTGCCGGTGTTGAAGCTGCTAAAGAATGGCACAAATCTGATGAGGGTAGGGAATGGCATAAAGAACACGGCAAAAAAACATGGGAAAATAGACAATATAGAACGCTTACCTGTCAACAATGCGGAGAAGAATATAAAACAAGACATTCTGGCATATCGAAATACTGCCATAATAACTGCAAGGCTAAGGCACTTAGAAAAAGGCGTAAAATACAACGCGAAAGTATATGATTTAATGATTGATGATGAACATGAGTACTTTGCCAATGGCATATTGGTTCATAATTGTATAGACGCGATCAGATATGGACATGATGATTTGAATGTTGATGATGAATTATGGTTTGGTGATTAAATTTAGTATATTTGTAGAATGGAAATAAAGCTGTCTCCACCTCGTGCAACAAGTAGACTAATTAATTATAAATCAATTAAATAAAAAGTTGACAATAATATCAAATCTATATCGAAAAGGAACTACAATTGCTGAAGGATGGGCAAGACACGCTTTGGATCTCAGAACCGATATAACTACACATAGACTTGAAGAGTATTGCAAGAAGTGTCCTGTAGCCTTTAAGAATGGTAAATACACAGGCTTTTGCAAAAGAGATAATGAGGGGTGCGGGTGTGGAACGGGCGCAAAGTCCAGCCTTATGACTGAATCATGTCCTAAAGGGTTCTGGGCTAATGATTGGTTCAAACCAGAAATCTTTGCAGAATTTATAAAAGATAATCCGATAAAATGATACAAACTTTTTTAATAATATTGGGCTGTATTGTTCTGATTCCGATTACTCTAATTGTTGTATTTGGAATTATGTATATAAAATATTGTCATGAAGACGATATTTAAATAAATTTACTATCTTTGTAGTTCAAGGTTTAGTTAAGTTCTTTAAAACAATCTGATTCTAACGAACAGCGTTAAATAAAACTATTTGACAGTTTATCACATAGCTTGTGATTGTTTGTATAGAAAGTGAGATATTAAATAATCGTTAATCTCTGAGACTAGACAGTTTATTTCCCTAATTAGTCAAGACTTTTTAGGGGTCTGATGGCAGTAAGAGGGTCTTTTAATTTAGTAATCACTCCATTGGCTATGGTCAGATTGTTTAATTTTGTCTTTTTTGTTTTTGTTTCATATTAGTTTGTTTTTAACCCTGCTCAAATCGAGTGGGGTTTTTTTATACCTCCCATTTTGTAACATATGTTACATTTATTAACAACTTTGTAACATATGTTACATTCTGCAAAAAGTTGTATTATCTTTACACTTTAAACTTTCACGAATTAATAGGTTTATATGTGAATAAACGACAGAAATTCATTGATAAAATTGTAAAGAAGTCCCTTGTGCGCTTTGCTGGGTATGACTCAAATGGTAAACAAAATACTTACAAAGTAATAAACGATTTTCTATTTGGAGAGAGTTCTATCGAGAAAGCTATTAACGAAGGGTTTTCATATAACACTTATGTTTATGCGATAATAGATAGAATTGCAAGCGTTGGAGCTGCGATTCCTGTACGAATAAGAGAAATCAAAGGAGAAGAATCAGAGATTATAACAGAAGGAGACTTTTATAATTTTGTACATAATCCAAACGAATTAGATACTCGAAGCACACATACATATAAATCAATGGTATATCAATTAGTATCAGGTAATGAATTTCATTACGGCTTAAAAGGTGCTGGAGCTTCTCACTTTTCAGAGCGTTGGAACTTAGCACCTCAGTTTATTATACCAAAGGTTACTCATAAACTAATCGGTACAGTCGCTTCATCTTATAAATATCAATATCAAAATGATAATGAATACACTTTAGATGTTGAAGAGGTTATGCACTTAAGTAAATTCAATCCAGACCCAAATGAAATAATGGGATTGAGTCCACTTCAAGCAGGATATAGAACATTAGTAGCTTCAAACGAAGTAATAACTGCCGATGCTTCATTGATTAAGAATAAGGGAGTATTAGGAATGTTGGTTGCTAAGAAAGGCAGAGCATTGACACTTGAAGAAAAAACACAAACACAAGAAGCATTAAGAAAAAGAACAGGTGGGGCAGATAAATATGGTGGAATTGGAGTCACTTCGGGTGAATTTGATTTTATTAAGTTCGCGATGTCACCAACAGATTTAAAAATATTAGAAAATAGTGTGATTAAATTAAGGGATTTATGCTCTATTTATAAAGTATCTTCTAAAATGTTCAATGATCCTTCAGGTGCTACATACAATAATGTAACAGCAGATGATAAAAAGTTTTACACCCAGGCGGTCCTTCCACCTGTTCAAGATGATTTAGATTATTTTAATAAATTCTTTGTTCCTGGATGGGAGTTAAGAGATAATAAAAAGTACATAGTAGAACTTAACACCGATTCAATCGAAGCATTACAATCAGATAAGAAAACAGAAGCGGAGAAGGATTTTAAAATTATGCAAGGTGTTAATATTATTGCTAATATGCCAATTAGTCAAGAAGGTAAAATTAAATTAATAATGAGAGATTACGAATACAGCGAAGAAGATGCAAGAACAATATTTGCTGAAGTAGTTACACAAGAAAATAATGAAGTATGAGTTTAATTAAAAAAACAATAGAGCAAAAATTAGCAACTCACTTTGGAGTCAAAACAGCGGGCAAAATACAAGAAGTTGACGCAGATGAAAGGACAATCAAGGCGGTTGCTAATACATATTTTCTAATAGATTTTGATATGGATATGCTTATTCCTGGTTGTGCTTCAAAAACAATTGCGGACAAAGGTCCAGAATCAAAAGCAGTAGCAAAAATAAAACATCAATCAGATCATAAATTAAATACTCAAAGCGTAGTTGGAAGAATTACTAAATTAGAAGAAACAAAGATTGGAGATTTTGACATACTATATTTTGAATCAAAAATACCTACCACAACAAAAGGTAATGATGATTTGATAAACTATCAAGAAGGGCTATATGATAATCATTCAATTGGATTCAGATATAAGAATTTAATCTTAGCCGAAAAAGAATCTAACAACGAATTATCAAGAAAGGCATGGGATGAGTTTTATCCCTTAGCTTTAAATCCAGAAGAAGCAGACAAATACGGATATTTTTATGTGGTTAAAGAGATTGAATTATTTGAAATATCAGTAGTGAGTTTCGGAGCAAACAATTTAACTCCAAACTTATCAGGAAAAAGCAAAGAATCTATTGAAGGACAAAGAACAGAAGCTATCAATAGAGTCGAAAATATAAGTTCACAACTTAAAGAACTTGCTGGAAGTACAGTGTTCAAAGAAACTATTGAAATTGAATTACTACAACTGAAGCAAGTAATATCTGAATTAAAACTTGAGCCGTTTAATAAAGGCACTCTCGAGCCGCCTGAAGATAACACTGAAGAAAAATCAGAAAGTATATTTAAAAAATTAAGTAAAAATTATTAAAAAATTAGATCATGGAAAATAAGAAATTTATTGTTTTAAGTGACGAGGCATATAAAGCATTATCTGAAGAAGATAAGCCTATATATCTAGCTGACTTACTAAAGCATAATAATGCAGAATTAGTATTGTTGAAAGCTGCAAAAGAAGCTGAAGGTGCTAATGTTAAGGAATTAACCGAGCAAATCAACAAACTTAAAGACCTTAATATAGACACTCTAAAAGCTCAAGTAGAAACAATGGGTGTTGAAATGAAAAGGTTTATGACTGAAATCGAGTCACAGACAAAAGACCAGCCTGTTTCTTTTAAAGCTGAATTAATTAAAGAGATTAATGCAAAGAAAGAAGACATTAATACTTTTATCAAGAAGAATCCAGGAGCAATGGATGTTAAAATTTCATCTGTTACAAATACAGACATAACAGGAAGAGATGCTTATTCAACTATTGAGCCGGGTATTGGACAAATTGCAAGTCTACAGCCTTTTTTATCTCAATTATTTAGAAATGTATCAATTTCAACTGAATATCTTCAGTATGCAGACCAGACAACTATAACAAGAGACGCTAAGAACGTGGCTCTTTGTGCAGCTTCTACTCATACAACTAATATTGCCTGGGAAGTTAAAGACTTGAAAATGGAGAAAATTAGAGATTTAATTCACCTTTGTGGTGATACGATTGCTGATTATCCTCAATTTGCTGATGAAGTTAATAACCTAGTTAAAGTTGATGTAAACCTTCATAAAGATTCTGAACTATTGACAGGAACAGGCGCTATTGTTTCAATCGAATCAGTAGCTTCTACATTTGCAGCTGGAGATTTTGCAACAGATATTCAAGATGCACAGCTAATAGATTTACTTTATGTGATGGCGGCTCAGATTCAGATATTAGGAAAAGACAATGCTTTTAATCCTAACGTTGCCTTAGTTAATCCTTTAGATTTTACCAATATGCAATTATTAAAAGATGCTGATGGTAACTATATGATGCCTAATTGGATTACTGCAAATGGTATGAATCTTGGTATGCTAAGAGTAATTCCATCAAGTTTAGTAACAGCAGATGAATGTTATGTAATGGACACAACTAAAGGTGTAGTTTATGAGAAATTAGGAACTACTGTTCAACTTAGTTATGAAAATGCAACTAACTTCCAATTGGAATTAGTAACAGTAAAAGCAATTAATAGAATGAACTTCAGAGTACGTTCAGTTGATGAAAATGCTTTTATGCACTGTTCAGGTATCGCAGCAGGAATTGTAGCAATAACACAACCGTAAATAATGGGGTGTAAAAACCCCTTTTTATAAATTTAATAAATAGAAAAAATGAAAAAATTAGTTTTAATATTAGTAATTGCAATGTTTGCTTTTGCTTCTCAAGCTCAGGATGTCACTATTTCAAAACCTGGAGTAGTAACAACAGTAATCGCAGCCGCTACTATGGCAACGGCTGAAGATACTGCT